AAATATTATATAATTATACATTACTATTATTACTTAGGTTCAAAGGTACCTAAGTCAAATCCTCCTCCAATTATGTCGTTTCCGCCAGACTCAAAGGATTCTGCTTGTTTTTGGCTTTCTAACGCGCTAGTGTTAGCAGCCTCCATATTTTTTAATTGCATATTGTAATCAAACTCCTGAGCCATTAATTCTTTCTTAGCGCTTACTTCGGCTTCTAGTTTTTGTAATTCAAGCTGCCCTTTTAACTGCTCTAGCTCTGCTTTTTGCGCCGTTAAGGCTTGTTGCTTTTGAACCTCTGCTTGTGCGGCAACCTGCTGAGCTTGCGCATTTGCTTGTGCTTGTGCTTGAATATTTTGTTGCTGCATTGCTTGATCGCGCTCTTGTTTTTTCTTGCGCTTTATTTTTAGCAATTGGTTTGCCAGCTTTAAGTTTTGTACTTCTCTAATATCAATAGCATCGTCTAAATCAATTAACCCTGCTGACAATGCTGTTTGTATATTGTTTTCTAGCATTTGCTTTTCTTCTTCATCTGGCATAAGTGTTAAAAATATACCAAAATCATACAAATGCAAGTTGTTCATTTCTGACAACGTGGCGACATTATGCGCACCTATTTTCTGTATAAACGCTTGTCTAGTTGGTGAATATTCTATTATATCGGATATTCTTAAGGAAAGACATTCCGCTAAATGAGCTGTTATGTATAAACCACCTTGCATTATATGTCGAGTAGCTGTGTTTGAATTTGCCGCTGCTATTTTTTGAACACCTACTAAAGCTTTGCTGTCGGGCATACTACCATCTCTAGCTTCGTTTAACCCGGTCACATCGCGAATCATTTGCAAATAATAATTATATGTGCTAATTAACGATTGCAACTTATTACCACCAGAACCACTCGTAATTTCTTGAATAGGTATTTTACCTGGGTTCATATCGCCATCTTGCGTAAACGATCGCCCAATAACAGAACCTGTTTGAAAAAACATATTTAAAGCTTCTTGCGGATTATAATTTGTTCCGTTACCTAAATCAATTTCCGCTAAACCATCAGCGTCAAGATAAACACCATCTGGTACCATTCTTGACATAACTTGCTGCAACTTTAAATGTGTTAATTGAATCATATCAGCAAACCCAGTGATACGGCTTACTAAGGACTCAATTTTGCCTTTATACATTCTAGGTGCATTAATACTATAATTTAAAAGCACCTTAGAGCTATCGCTTTTTGGTCGCATCATATTTTTGGCAAGTTCCCATTGCAACAAATAGTCTGTGCCTAAAATCAATACACCTTCGTATAATACCTCAACAGATCTTGATAGTTTACCAAACTGCTGCTCTAACACTTCAACAGGTGGGTCAAAAGTATCATCTCTTAATAAAACTTTAGATGCACCTGTGGCAGTTTCTTTAATTTTATAAACTTCGTTCATGTAAGTCTTGTAATTAAAATACAACACCTGAACTGTGTTTGAGTCGGTTTCGTTATAGTTTGATAGTGTTCTATCGTAAAATCCGTTGTTTTGATAACCTTGCTCTGATATTCTTTTTAAATCCTCATCGGTTAAATCCGGAAATTGCTTTTTAATTTCATTGATTGGTACATTTCTAACTTCACCACAATAATATATATCATCAAAATATGGTGAATCAGTATATGACCAAACTAAATTAGCGGGGTCAACATAGTCGATAACGACTCCTTCAGATTTACTAAATCTATTTTTAACAGCACCAATACCTATAGTCGTTAAATCGTATATAACACGCTTTTTAGTTAAATCATAATTATTACCCTCCAGCAAAACGTTTATAGCTTGCTCCTCAGCGATCTCAACAGCCTGCTTATAATTTAGCTGCATGTGCACGTCTAGCTCTTCCTGTGAATCTGGCAACATTTCTGGTGGATTCTCATATAGATTAACACCAAAGTTTTCCTTAGCAAAATCGTTTATTTCTTTAGTTTGTAAATCTCTGACTATGCTATTTAAATACTCTGTACGTTTTGAAACGCCGTACGGATCTTGCGAATATGCTTTTATATCAAATGCTCTTTCAGATATACCATTAACAACTATGTCGACAAACTTTGGTATAATAGGCACAGGTTTCCAATCTATATTTAAATAAGATAAATCGCCGTTAATAGATAATTCGTCTTTATATTTTTGTATTGATTGTTCTCCTCTAGCGTATAGTCTTAATTGATGAAATGTATTTTGATTACTTCTATATCTATTAGTACCAGAATCTGATTTGAACCATTCGTCTTGAATCGCTCTACCAACTCTTAAGCCGTATTCAGGCGAAAGCTTTTCAGCATCACTAGCAACTTGGCTTGGAAAAAAACTATTTATAACTGACTCAGCCATACTTTATTTTATTATTTCCGATATTGAACCGGCGTTTTTATATTTTGCAATATGTAAATTTAACTTTGGTTTTTGCACATTTGGGTTTGGTCTGTATAGATGTCTATTACAAGCCATTATTGCTAACCCAGAGCTAATAGCCGCATCAAATTTTGTTCTTTTGTTTATATCAAATTTGGCCCAATCGTTTAATGTGGTATTAAAATACATTGTTCCGTATTGGCCGTCAGCTTTTACGCCAACGTGATTTTGAATATAAGTCTCAATAGCAGCGGCGTGCGCTTGCTTAATATCTTCTGACGAGTTTGGTATTCCGCCAATTTCTTTTTCAGCTACTGATAGCTTATTATATATTTTGTCGGGTCTATTCATTGAGTATCCGCGATAGCCTCTTCTTTTCAAATAATATAACAATCTTGGTTTATTATTTTCTGCAAGTATTGGCATTCCGTAAAACACTAATGCCATAAGAACATCTTCAAAAAACATTTCAGCAGTTTGTGGTCTAGCTATATATTCTAAGAAAAATGAATTAGGCGGCGCATCTTCCATACTAAACGTTGTTAAGCCATGTAATGAACCCTTAGATCCTTTCCCGTCAGTGGTGCCTGATATATCATAGCTATCACAACCAAAAGCACCTATGTGCTCATTACCGGGATACCTTACACCATTTTTAATCACCTGTTTATTTTGCAAAGCAACTTTAGGGACCCAAGAAACTTTAAATCTACCATTTGGGTTTGGCGAAAACATAACTTTACTATCTTTAACACCGTGCTCCCAATTAAAGCTACCAGTCGTGATTACGCCAGTACTTTTTAAATCTTCGTTATAATCTATTTGTTCGTATATTTTTACTAAATTAAATATACTGTTTTTTGTTTCATCTCTAAACGCGTGTTCTTCTGTACGCGGAAACTGCCTATAAAACTCATTTAAAGCGTCCTGGTCGCCTTTTAATCCTTCTACCTCATTATCCCAGTGTTCAATAACCCCGACCTCGATAGCATCTCCGTGTGGGCCAACGCAATCTTTTGATGGGGTTTCGAATACAGGCATCCCATAAGAATCAATGAATCCTTCGTAGTTCCATTCCATAGGTATGAACAAAGAATATAATCCTGACTTAGTTTGTCCATTACGGTTTCTTTTTGTAACGTCTGAATCATTATAAAGCTTTTTAAAGTTTTCACCGCCCTTGTCCAAGGCGTTAGATGTTGAGCCCATCATACACTTCCCAATAACTCTACTACCTAATCTTAATGTAGTTTTCGTTACACGCCAGTTGTTCAATATATTATCTGGCTTTTCCCATTTACCACTTTCGTCGTGCACTAACAGTTTTAGTTTTTCGCCATCGTAACTGTTGTCACCTGTGTTTTTCCAGTCAATAGTTGTATCTAATCCTTCTAACAGCTCTTGATCTTGTTTATTTTGTATAGACTTTCTTGTAAGTCTTGAAGCTGGTATTCTATATGCCAATTCTGTTTTTGGCCGATCCATACCATCTTGTATTGGTTTAAAGAAAAACGGATAGTTTACAGATATTGGTACTACCTTGTCGGTAAACATTTTTTTAGCGTCAGCACCGGACTTTGATAATATTCCGAATCTTGCATCGCTTGATATTGTGGCCATGTTAACGGTCTCGCCACTTGCCATGAACGAAAATCCTGAACGTCTATTTTTGAGGTAACACATACCGTAGCATCTTTGGTCTGCTTTGCAAGCTTCCCAAAAGATGAAGAATAATCTGTTGGCTTCCCTAAATTCTGGGTGCCCAACGTCAATTTTAGACCATTGCAAGTACATAAAGTGAGTGCCAGTAATGTAAGTGCCCACACCTTTATTATTGAACCAATGGCCTTCTTCACGGCGTCTGAACTGTTCATCTATATATGGTTCCCATTTTTCCTTAAAGTCGTCAGGATAATCTCGCCAATCAAAAACACTTTGTATACGTTTTAATTCTTTTGGCAACTCCTCAACAACCCATTTGTCATTTGATTTATCTATTTTAGCAGGAGTTTTGGGTAAAGCGATTTTTAAATTTTGTATTTGATATATATCGCCTATTTGACCGGTTTTGCTTATAACAATAACATCGTGCTCTTTGTTATAACCGTAACTCCATTTTTTGCTTTTATTTAATCTGGATATTGTGGTTTGCTTTATGGGTGTTATTACGCTATATAAAGTTTGCTCGTACATTACTTAGATCTTCTTTCTGCAAAACCCGAAAAAGCTTTTTTCTTTTCTTCGGCTGCAGGTTTATTTTCAAGTATAGCCTCCTCTTCCTGAATGCGTGTTAATATTTCAAACGCATCAAATATAGCTAATTTTTTTGTAGCTGCCGCATTTTTTAAACGGTCGGCAGATATGTCATCATCAGAATCAACTATAGGTTCTTTTGCTACTTTAATTAATTCTTCAACTGCTCGCTGCCCAGCTTGGATTATATTCTTCTTCGTTTCCTTGATATTCATATTTAATTGTAATTAGATTTGTTGGAACACGATATAATTTTTCTTTGTCAATCAAAAACTCATATTCAGCACCTGGTTTAAAACCAACTAAGTCCCCTTCTTGTGCTTCTGTTAATGACGGGTCCTTATATTTTAATATACCTACTAATGGTTTTTCAAAGTTTACAGAAAACATTTTGTCTTCTTTAATCGGCTTAACAAAGTTAAATCCATTGAGTGGAATCCACTTTATTATTCGTTTATACGCAAATATTTGATCTGGCGAAACAAAATACATATTGTTTTTATAATAGCTTCTGCTATTTTTTTCTTCGCCTCTAATGTCCCTAAATCTACGAAATACATTGTGGTGTAATATAACCTCGTCGCCTTCACGTACACCGGTTGGATTTGGATTTGGCGTAGCCATAACAACACCTATTCTTGAAACAAAATTATGGTTTTGTAACTCTGTGTTTAATATTAACTCTTTATCACCAACCGCCTTTGTATTGTTATATCTATCCTCTTTCGGCATAATAACAAAATCAAAAACGCCTTTCATTAGTAATCAATATTATATTCAATGGCTATTGCCATATTTTTATTAAAATCTTTCCAAGGTATAACGTCTTCACCCTTTTGAATATAGATAGAATACTTTTCTTCCTCTTCTATAATATTAACTATAGTATGACCGCCATACACTTCCTGACCAACAGAATAGTGCATGGCGTCATTTTTATAGTCTTTTCCGATACTAATCTTCCTTAGCAGGTTCACGTAGTTCGCCGGTATTAATATCAATCACTTTGTCACCATACTTTTCTTGCAACTCTTTTTGTTGCTCGTCAAGCTTTGTTTTAACTTGCGCGAATGTATGTAGCAACTCATGCTTTTGTAATTCTAATCCGCCGATTTGTGATTGAACACTATTTAATTGTTTAATAATGTTTGTTAGAACTTCTAGTTCTTCTGCTGTTAACTTTTCTGTTTTAGTCATTTAATTTAATTTAATTGTTATTGTTGGATTTTTTTGCTTTTTCCCAGGTACGCCCAACAAAATACGCCCCGTATACTGTTATTAATAAAGATTGAAAAATTGGTATATACTCTTCGGCTATTTTAAATTCACCTATGTTACCATCAAAAAAGCATAGCGCTGTAAATATAACAGTCAAATATATAAGAACCATTGGTCTTATATTTTTAGATAAAAAGGAATCTGAATTCATATCCGCTTCCCATCTTGCTGTTACTTGTTCTTGCGCTTCTTTATCTGCTTTTTCTAGTATCTCAGTTATTAACCGCTGAGCTTCTAATTTTTCTTCTTTAGTTGTAGTTAATTTATCAATGACATCGCCGACCTCTTTAATTACTCCGCCAGTTAGCCATTCCCATATTTTTTTCATTATTTTCCGTAATAACCGTCTTTATAATTTTTACCCACGCCTTTTGGTCCAAGACTTTTCGCTGCTGCTTTTGGTTCTTTTTTAATATCAATAGCAGCTTGCTTACCCGCTTCTGTTGGGCTCATGCCTTTGTCTATATTAGCGGCCAACATTGCACCATACTTGCTTGCTGTAGCGGGAGATTCTGGTTTCTTTTTAGAAGAATCCAAACCTTCTGCCATAGATTTGTTTACGTCTACAAACTTTGTGTTTTCAACACCGCTAGTTAAAGAAGTGTCTGCAGCATATTTATTAGGGCTACCTAAATCCAAAAGAGGATCTTGTACTTTCATCCCCTTATTTGTGGAATGCTGAATTCTTGCTGTAATTGGTTTATTATATCCCATTGTTTTATTTTTTATAAGGGAACATTTTGTTTAACTTTTCTTTACGATGCTGACATCCACAGGGAATGTTCAAACCCTCAGATACCTTATCAACCACAGTTTTAATTCCTGTAGCCTTAGTAATTTTTTCAACTGTATCGCCTAGACCTTGTGATTTCATAATATTAACATTTCCATCTACGTCTTGCAGCGCAGATTCTTTTCTTTGGCGTTTTCTTACAATTAATATTGTGCATTTTCATTTGACCTAAAGATCTTGCACAATATGATGTACGTCTTTTACCACCGCCTGGTTGTGGTGCTTTAAGGTTGCCGCCTGTTTCTTTGTTATAAGCTTTTCTGCCAGCTTCAGTCATTCCAGCGCCTTCTTTAGCGGTTAAGAAATGCCTGCCTTTTCCTTTTGTTGTCTTGCGGAGTTTCTTTACCACAGAGCTTACTTCTGGTTGCGTGTACATAACTTATTTATTAAAATAGTTTTTCTTTAATGGGGCTGGTGGTTCTGTTTTAAAAATACCTCTTAAAGCATTACCTACAGCAGTCCCTCCTTCTTTTTTCGCAAATACATTTCCAACACCTTCTATAATTTCACCCACTTTTGTTTTGCCGCTAGGCGTTTCGGTTACTTGTGTGGGCGTAAAAGATTCTTTTGCAACTCGATCAACAACGCCTTCTTTAGTTTCTGTAACTTTCCCAACATTATAACTTTCACCACCAAAACTACCTTGATCTCTTTGCAAGTCTCTTAAAGCTCTACGATCAGCAATTAAGTTTTGAATATTTTGCTGTCTTTCTATATTACTTGCTTTACGATCTTTTCTTTGTTGTTTACGAAGGGCTCGTTTTTCTTTACCGCTTAATCCTTTTCTTTCAAAACGATCTTGTCTACGCTCAGCTTGTCTGTCTAATCTATTTAAGATTTTTTCCTGACGTATATCCGCTCGCAAGTCTAGATTTTCTTGACCTTTAACTTTTTCTTGATCCATTTCAAAATCAGATTCTTTTTCCTCTGAAGGCGGGGCGCCGGGCGTTTCTACTTGACGCGCTTTTCCTTTTTTAGGATCGCCATATTTTCTATGATACGCATCAATACCACCTAGCCTCTCAATTTCCTTTTCACGCCAATCTAATTGTTCTGGCGTTAAACCTTTAAGGCTCTTGCCTGTATCGTAAATAGTTTCGGTTCCACCTTCTGAGCCCGGGGTGGTTATTGTAGTATCGGTTTGATCACCTGATATAGCACGACCACCACCGATATTTTGTTGGACATCCGCTGTGGTAGACACTGATTTAGTACTCCCAGTACTTGTTGTTATATCGTCTTTTTCTTCCTCAGGTTTGCTAGCCTGCTTAAGCATTGAATTCTTCGCGCATGAGCGAGACGCTATTGCTGTAATTGGGTTTGCCATAATTAGTCTGCTTTTTTAGCCTCGGCTTCCCATTCAAGGTTTCCGCCTTCTGGCTCATTTGTTGTTTTATTTACTATCCTGCCACCTATACGTTGGTATACTCTAGCCGGTGACTTTGTATCTTTCTTCCAGGTTACTTCTTCATTTGTATATTGCAAGCGGCCCTGCATCATTTGATCAAGATGATTCTTTTCTTCGTCCATAGAACCACGCTTTTGCTCTTCACTTGCGTTTTCATTTACAAATATAGTGCCGTCACGATTAGCCTCTGCTATAATATTATCGCCTAAATCTTTTTCAAACACTGGTGTACCAAACTCAGATAATTCTTCGTTGTAACCGAAAAGTTCGCCTTTAGACTTTAATTTAAAACTCATCGTTCTTTATCGTTAATCATATCGTCAATTGCCTTATTAAAGACTTTATCTGTATATGTTTTGTTTTTATAAAATGCACTTCGTTCAGATGTTGGTAAATCTTCTTCTGCCAACATTATTCTGTATATTCTTTTAATTAAGGTTTTACACTTAAACGATGTTTTATAAACTGCATACTTAGAAGTGGTTCGGTTTCTTTCTTTAAAAACATCAATCCACCCATTTCTTCGTAATCGTTCCCACCGGTTTTTATCCCAGCTGTAGGTGTAAACACCTTCTATAAAATCATTACGTGTAAAAAGATTTTTGCAATCTATATAAATAAGCAGCTCTAAATCTGCGTCTTTTAGGTTGTAAGTTTTACAGGCCCATCTTCTTATAAGCCTGTAATACTTTAACAAATTCATCTCTTGCAAGTCAGATGGAGTTAATCTCATTCTACAAGTACTATATCAGAGATTTTTAGTACGTAATAAAAAGAATCATTCCATTCAATACCGTGACCTGCGTGTTTGTCATATCTTACAATATCGCCTTCTTTTATTACTTCTACTAAATTGCCAACACTAATTACCTCACCTTTTAAATAGCGAACATCTTTATTTTGCTTTTCAGTAAGCTCAAGGCCGCCAACTTTTGTGGGCTCCTCCTTAATTTTATTTACAACTACAAAATGATTTATTGCTTTCATGCTAACCGTTTATTACTGATTATACAATCGGCAGATATAATTGTGTTGACAACACTTACTGCATTTTTTAAAGCCGTCTTTGTAACAAGCACCGGGTCTATAATTCCTGCTTTAATCATATTAACAGGTTTTCCTGACGTCACATCAATACCCCAACCTTTTCTATCTGATTGCAGATTAGCATTTAGATTGGCGTTTTCTAATATAGTATTATATGGTGCTTTAATTGCTTTAAGCAATATTTCTTCGCCTTTGTTTTTTGCTTTTACCAAGACTGACGCGTTTAATAATGCTACACCCCCGCCCGGAACTATGCCTTCTTTATAAGCAGCTTTTGTCGCGTAAATCGCATCTTCAACACGATCCTTCTTTTCTTTAAGCTCAACCTTACTGTCGGCACCAACATATATGATTCCAACTTGACCAGTTAGCATTGACAATCTTTGCTCTAGTTGTTTCTTAAAAAATGGATTTGATTCCTCAGCTATTTGCTTTTCAACATCCATTATTCTTAACGCAACCTCTTCGTTCGCTTCAGCCACTTGCAGAACAGTGTTTTTATCGTCTGTAACAGCTTTAAATGCTTTGCCTAATACATCAGGGTCTATAAAATCTAAATCGTCTCCTAACTCTTCGTTTATAATCTTGGCACCAGTTAATATTGCTAAGTCTTCTAGCGTTTGTTGTTTGGTCGGCCCAAAGCCTGGCAAGTCGACTATATTAACCTTTATATTGCCTTTAACTTTATTTGCTAAAAGCGTTTGGTATGGTTGCTGCTCAACATCTGCAACTATCAATAAGCTTTTCTTATTTTTAATTACAAACTCTAATACATTTTGTATTCTTCGTATATTAGGTATAGGTGAAGATACTATAAGAACATAAGGATCTTCTAATGTAGCTGAACCTTTATTTTTATCTGTAGCTAAATGCGGTGATTTTAAACCGCTATCAAATTGCACTCCGTCAACAAACTCAACATAGGTTTCGTTTGTATCGGATTCTTCCATTAAAACGACTCCATTTTTTCCAACTTTTTCATAAGCTTGTCCAATTTTATCTCCAAGCTCTGCGTCGTTGTTGCATGAAATACTAGCAACTTGCTTAAGCATGTCACCTTTAATTTGAGTACTGGCTTTATCAAGATAAACCATAACTTTTTCAGCGCCACTAAGAATGCCGCTTTTAAGTTCTCTAACTTTTTCTTCATCTAAATTTTCATTAACTGTTTTAAGCAAAGAATGCGCAAGGACGGTTGATGTTGTTGTGCCGTCCCCGGCTTCCTTTACAGTATTACTTGCCGCTTCTTTTATTAAAGTAGCGCCTATGTTTTCAACCGGATGTAATAAGACTACGCTTTCCGCAACGGTTACACCATCTTTTGTTATCACCGGTTTTCCAAGAGCGTCCTCATATATTACGCATTTTCCAGAAGCACCTAGCGTGCTCTTTACTGCGTTTGATAATTTTTCAACGCCTTGCATAATTTGTTGCTTGGCATCATTGCCAAACGTGAGAGTTTTAACTATCTCACTGGGATTATTAAATTCCATTAAATTAAATTTTAAATTATTTACTCTTTTTCAAAAGTTTTTACAACCTTAGGCCCTTTTACAAAATCAAGTTTCTTTTGATAATACTGTATAGATCCGTCAATTGCTGCTTCTGCACCCTCGATAGTTTCTCTCCTTGTAATATCTTTCCAGGAGTCTTCGTCTGGTACTTTAATTTCTGTTTGGTAGAATCCATTTGGTAGCTGTACAATACGCCAGTTGGATTTGGTAGACGCATGCTTCCAGGTTTCTACGGTTTTTTCATTTGGTTGTGGTTGACTAGTCCACGAATTAGTCGAATAAAATAGTGTCATTGGTTTTGGTTTTAATTATTACTATTTGGTTTGCTCTATCCCGAGCCGGTATATTTTATATATTACGTGGTTTACGACGGCGTTAATCCACCTTCGTCTTGTGTAGGATCAAACTCGTCTTTATCCCAAGGTTTACCTCCTTCTACAACTGGAGTTTCTAATTCTTGTTTTTTAGCTAATGCCTCCGCCGCAACTACAGACTCAGTTTCGTTTACTGCTTCTGCACCTAGTTTATCTTTAACCCAGCCTATAACAATTTCTTCTGTTAAATCTTCATAGGGTATAAACTCGGGTCCAGCGGTTCCTTCAAATTCCTGCAAAAATACTTTTCTGGCATAACCAGGGCCGTCTTGCACGCCGTAGCATGACGAAACTTCTATAACAAAACCATCTGCGGTTTTATGTTGCATATCTAATATTTTCCAACTCATAATTTATTTTTTAATGTGCTTTTGCTTGAATTATATACCATTCTGATCCGTCTGACCATAC